CTTTTAGACCGACTACATCATTTGACTCTGGGAATGCCTGAACCTCAATTAAATTATTATCAGATTGAGTTGATGCAAAATTTATTGTGTTTAACACAATTTCACCTTTTTTATAATCAACCCCACCCGCTTCCTTTATAAGAACCACTTCTTCATTTTTATTATTCTTTGCTACTACACTTAATGTTCCTTTCATGCTACCATCTAGATTACCAGATGCATCTTTATTTGGAATATCTGTTAGATAAGCGATGCTTGAAGAACCTGTAAGAGTAAATCCTGTGCTCTTGATATTTTTTCCAGCAGGATTTATGTAAAATTGATTACCAAAGCAAAGTTCATATTGAGCAAATTGATTAAGTAATGCTTTTAGATCTCTTCTAATTATTACCTTTGTAATATTTGATGTAATACCATCATCTACACGATCAATTAATTGATTAATTTTACTATACTTAAATCTACCACCAAATTTATTGATCTCAATATTCTTAGAATAAGATGTTAGTGCATCAATAATCTGAGTTCTTAAGGAGAGAGGCGATGCAACCTGTGATGGATTGTAGTAGATGGTTGAATCAAGTTCCACATATAGTATTTTGAGATCTACTATTTCAGAGTTTATACCAGCGATAGCGTAACTTTTTAATTTATTTTTAATTTGAGTCTTATCAAAATCAGATACAAATGTACCGTTTTTTGGTTTGATACTGATTTGCACTTTACCAAACTGAGGAGGTGTTAACTCTTCCCCTCCAATTACCGATACCGACTCTGTTTGTGGAAATATTGTTTCGATTATTGCTTCATAATCTCTTGGTGTAACTGCTCTATATTGTGCTGAGTAAAGTCTTGGAGCAAAGTACTTAACAGAATTAACATTCTCAACTTCTGCACCGTTAGAAGCGTTACTGACGGTGGTAACAGATATACTATCAGTTGGATTAAAGAACTGTCCGTTATCTTTTATGAATGAACCCTGAAAACTGAAATTAGAAGGTCCGTTTCCATCTTCCCCTTGAGTTACAATATAGGTTGCAGTAACTGTGCTATTATTCTCTAACTTTTTACCGAATATCCCATCTCCAAATAATATTTCATACTTTTCATCCTGCACCTCTTGTGTAAGGTAAATTTCCGAAGTTTTATTCAGATTTAATATATTATCAACTTTTGAATATTTTCTTCCTTGATTGACATCTCCAACACCTTTTACAAAAACTCTTAATGTAGAACTATCAATATTTGGACTATCAATAATAAATCTATCATTGATTGAGGTATCAACAAGATATGTTCTTGCAAGGTAAGTACCTTCATAAACGATGATATCCTCATCAAAAATAGCAAATGAAGTTCCACCAACATCCTTAACCTTAGAGGAAGTGATTGCATCAGGGGTTGAAAAGGTAAAAGTTGTATTTTCCTGATTACCAATACAAACTAAACCTGGTCGAAGCGTTAAAAATTTAGGAGTCGCATCATTTGTTGGACCTAGATTTACATCACTAATGCGTATTGTCGCTGTTGCAGCAGTTTTTGAGCGTGGCACATAACCAATATTACGAGCAAGAGATACTACATTCTCACGAATTGTCGCAGAATCTAAAAATGACTCATTTACAACTAAATTTGCATTAAACGCATTAATATAGGTATTGTATGCAAGAGTATCAATAAGAACAGAGAAGTTAGAACCCTCAAAGTCAAAATCAGTAAAAGTGGTGTTAGCACGAAGAAAATCTTTGATTTGTACTTTGATTTGCTCAAAGTCTAAATTTGTAAATTGAGTAAATGGCATATTATCTCGTTGGTTCTAAAATAAAAGAGAAATTTTGGGGTGGAACATCAAGTCCATTAATATCAAATAGCACTTTTACGTTAAGTGCATTAGAATCCATGATCGCATCAACTTCAACACCGATGTTACCGACTCTTGGCTCAAAATTTCGTATCGTATTACGAATTTGATCCTCAATTACCATCACAGTGTTTGCTGTAAAGTTGTCAAACAACATGTCACGAATATCTGTTCCGATAAGTGAGTTAAAGAAACGCTCTGTTGGTATTGTTTCAACCAAATTTCTAACTGATCTGACGATTGCACGTTCATTTACCAATACAGGTACGTCTTTTGTCACTGGATGTGGTTTAAAAGACAAACTTATATCCTTAAATGCTCTTGATTTGCGTTGAATCGCCATTAAATGATACTTTTAGATTTATTTATACCCAATTGCTAACGATTTATCATTCTGATTCGATGTTTTTTTGATTTTAATCCTTCGATTAAAGATTTTGCGATAATTTTTGGATCTTTACCACCACAAGTATAAAAATCTGCCGATAAACACCCTTTTTCTGGCCAGGTATGAAGGGAAACATGACTTTCTGCAAGTGCAAAGATGATTGTACATCCGTGTGGGTCAAATTGGTGTATCAATGTGTTTAATATTTTACTTTTTGACATCATTATGCCATTAAACATCAAATCCTTGAGAAAAATAGGGTCATTGAGTGCATCAAACTCGGCATCATACACCTCAAGAAGTAAATGTTGACCCATTTCTTGATTTTTCATTCTAATTCAGGTGCAATGTGAATTTCAACGACCTTATAATCTTCTTCTAACACTTCTTCAAGGTAATTTTTGTCCCAATAGTCATAATAAGTTGTTTTTGCAAGTTTTTTTCTTGCTTCTGTCAATTCCTGACGAGGTTGGCAGAGTACAAGGTTGTATTTTCCGTTACTTGTGGGTACTCCATTGATTTTTGTCTGTGATTTTCGATGATCTGCGATAAATTTATACTTTTCATACGTCCGATTATAGTCATCTACCATTGCATATAGAAAATCTGCATCATGATCGTCTTCAACAACGTAAATTACAACATCCCAACCCATTCTTGGACGAACTTTTCGTAATTTTTCCTCTAAAATGATAAAATTTGCTGTTGATGCATAAGGACAAACAGCAAAATTACCTATTTCTGGTCGAATTTCAGATAATTTACGAATCCAATCTAAAATATGCTTATTTTTCTTTTCGTTCATCAGGTGTAGTCCAGAAATAATCATCACAATCACCCAATCGACCCCAATTTACGTCATTCTCAACCTCAAAGATGCGTGTTGATACCTTAAAGTCAGGTGTTTTGACTGGATCAGGTGTCATTGAGGTGTCAAAGATGCGACAACGGTTGTTTGGATAGAGGCAATACTGACCATTTCGGAGTTCAATCAAATTAAACGACTTATGTTCATCAGGCATCTCACTTGTTGATGCATCAATCTGATCAAAATCACCGTGATAGTTGTCTAAAGTACAAATATACTGACCCTTTACATTACCAAAATGTCTTGTACGACACTCCCACTCCATTGGAGCAACGAATTGCTTGACAATCACAGTGAAATCATAGTCCATACAGTTCCAGAACTGTAGATTCACCAAATCCATATCAGGATCTGGTTTCTCTGGTTTCGAGAGAAACGCTGAGATAGGTAATTTATCATACATTGCACCATACTCAGGTAGATAAGTCTCAAAATAAAATGCCCGTCCTTGTATTGACTTGGCACATACCCAGATACCCTCTACAAATTCACCGTGACCTGATTGAAAGTCAGTTAAGTATTCTTTTCTTACCCATACCTTTTTGGTTGGTAGGTTTCCAATTAGTTTTGCCATGTCTCAAAGAAGTTAGAAATTTCGTATCCGTCTAATTTTTTCTTATATTCTGCCTCTTCTCCCAAGTAATAGTAATCATATCCAAGTCTCTTATACATTGCAATCTCACTTTTATTTGCCATATGCCCTAGACTCAGTTTCTTATTCTTATAATTCCATGCAAACTGATCTGCCCATACACTATTCACACTCTTAAACTTATATGCCAAAGTAAATGCCACTAAGTCATTTCCATCATAGTAACCAATCACATCTGTATGAGGTAACTCAAACTCTTCTTGAAAGATCGGCACCACATCATCAAACTTTTTATATGTAACGTATTCACGATATATCTCTAAACATCTCCGAAAAGAAGAACTATCAAGAATACGATAGTTATGATATTCCTGATAGTTTGTGTCCTTGAGTCGAATTCGACAATACATTATTCGTGTTTTAAGTAGTAAGAGGAACGATAGTCAGTAATTAGATAACGACAATATTCGTTCCCATTGTTATAGAAATCGTCAGACATATCAACGGGTATCTTTCCTCGTTTTCCCTGTACGATTCTTTGAGGTCTCATTTTCCTTGTCCACGGTATCTCTTGCGAGCCGAGTTACGAGAGGTTGCTGAGTATTTAGAGTGTTTCCCTCTTCCTTGTCGAGATTTTTTAGGTCGAGCATCACGATTGTATGTGCTTCCTGATAACATTCCCTTTGCCATTTAGTTCTCCTCCTTTACGGGTTCATAAGTAATTTGTTCGCTAATCTTTTCACCAGTGACATATTGTTCAACTGCGAAGTCTTCAAGACGATCCAGTAATTCATTTTCTGATAAGTCCCAGAAAATGATCTTACCGTTGCGTAGAAGGTTGTAACGTGTCATTAAATGATGCGTGTTTTCTCGTGACCGACTCGAATTCTTGGATCGCACCAGATCTCGAATCCTGCTTCCTTTGCATCGAGACAGAATGATACGTCCTCACCGCACATATCCTGAACCTCTCCTGATTCAAATATCTGCATCTTTGGAGCAAAC